CGAACTTTTTAAAAGGTATGTTCAAAAGGTCGTCATATTTCATTAGTTGCCGCCCCTGTTGTTGTCGCTGTTAAGCGTAAGCGCTGGGAATGTCATTTCGCCGCGGTCGTCTTTATTCAGCTTTATTTCGAGCTTTTCGCCGCTCCAGCTTCCCTCGCCGTATTTGTGCATATACTGCCCGATTTCTTCGACTTCCTCGCCGTTGAAAACGCCTATAACGTCCACGTGGAAATAGTAGTTATTTTCGAGCAGGTCTATAATTTCGTCGTGCTCTACAAGCTCTATGCTTAAATTGGTGTCGCCGTCGCGGTTCGGGCTGTATGTAAAATTGCTTGATAAATACTCCTGCCCGTTGTAGGTGTAGTCCTCGTTATCGTTTATCAAGTAAATATGCGTTGTTTCTGTCGGATCGTATAAGTGCAAAAGAAACGGCAGATTATAGCCGCCGCCCTCTGCTAAAGCTCTTAAAATATTCATGTTTTACACTTCCTCAAGTTGCAGGTTTACTTCTTTGAAGCGCTGGCCGCTCCACCCCTCAATCGTGACAAGATACTGCTTTGTACCGCTGCCCGTTATAATGTCCGTTAAGTAAATCGGAACGGTGCCGCTTTTGGCTGTGTTTTCGTACCAGTACAAAAGCCATTCAAACTCGGTTTTCCCGTCCACCTTTACGGTGCCTTTATCCTTGCAGCGCAGGTTCAAGGCGTGCGTTTTTTTCGGGTGCGAGTTTTTCAAATATTTGACGGTGCGCCCGCTCTTAAACTCTACCTTTTCGGTGTTGTCCTTGTAGCCGCCGTCTTGTCCGTAAAAGTTTGTATTAACGTATGTGCTCCAGTTCTGCGCCATGTGTTCCCCCTAGATTCCGTAATAGTCGCCGCCCATGCCGCTTTCGGCCTGCGTCAGTGATTTGTCATAACGGCCATTTTTCAAGCTGTCATTTACCCGCGCGTCAATCATTATTTCGATTTGATTACGTGTAATTTTTGGCTGTGCTGTGGCGATATTAGAAGCGCTGTTATTTATAACGATGTTTGTACCGCTTCCGCCGCCGTTGCCGTTCATAGCTTCCCACAAGTTGCGCTGCTGTGCTGCATTTGCCACCATTTCGCCAGTACGTGCGTGTATGTAGGTGTTATCGCTGCCCATTGTCGCGCCGTTCATGCCACCAATAAAACCACCGCCCGCAAAGTTCGGCGGGGTAGGCTTTGACGCGATAATGCTTGCAATCTGAACCGCGCCCGCAGCCGCTACAAGGCCGCCAGTAATAAGCCCCGCAACGCCGCCCTGTGCAATAGCCTGCGTTACACCCTGCGCAATGTTCGCCGTAGCCTGCAAGATAGAAGCCGCCCATTGAACCATTTGTATTTTGTACTGTTCCTTTGCTGCCTTTTTCTTGCTCTCGGTTATTTTCTCTTGGTATTCTTCTTCGCTGATTTCACCCTTTAAATATTTTTCCTCAAGCGCTGCCTGTTCTGCTTTTGCGTTGTTCTTGGAAGTTTCAAGCATTAGCTTTGAAGCATTGTTTATTATGTCTACGGTTTGGTTTGTGTAGCTTGATACTTGCGTCATAAGGTCGGCAATCTGCGCCGCTTTACTCTGCTTGTATGCTTCGTCAAGCTCCTGCATTTTTTTGTATTTTTCTTCGTCGCTTAAAACTTCGCTGTCGTTAAGCGCCTGTTTCATGTCGAGCAATTCTTTTTGTTTGCTTGCGTGTTTGTCCCACCAGCTTTCTTCTTTTGCTGCGATTGCGTCCACTTTTTCGTTAATGAGCGCTTTTTCAGCTTCCGCAAGGCCGTTAACAAGTTCCTGCTTGCTTAACTGTTTTTCTTCGCCAGCTTGTGCGGCTGCTATTTCCGCGTCGCTTGTTTCCTGTATTTTCTTTTTCAGTTCTTCAAGCGCGTTGATTTGTTCCTGCATTTCCTGCGCTGGTGTCATTTCGCGCTTAATGCTGTTAATTGCGTTTGTGGCTGCCTGCGTCAGCTGCATTGCGGCTGCAAGCTTTTCTTCGCTATCTCTTGCAGCGTCCAGCGCCTTTTTTGCGTTCTCAAGCTCTTTTCGGCGGCGTACTTCTATCGGGTAGCCCTCTTGTATTGTGCCGTTTGTTTTTGTGAGTAAGTCAACGTAAGACTGCAAATAAGCGTTGTAAACGTCTTGAGCGTCTACCGATTCGCCCTTTGCCTTTGCTTCAACTTCAAGAAGTTTTAATTTTTCTTGCAGCGCCTTATTGCTTGCGGCTGCGTAGTCGTTCGCGGTCTTTTCGGCTTCTGCCTGTCGTTTGCTTTCTTCGTTTTTCTTGGCTTCGGCTTCTGCCTGTTCCTTTTCCCATTTCGCCATACGCTCGCGGGCTTTAAGTTCGAAGTTTATTTCTGTTAAGGCGCTCTGTTCTTCTGATGTGAGCTTTTGGCGCCACTCTAATTCTTCTTTAAGCCATTTCAAATATTCTGTGGTTTGGAAGTCTACGCCGCGCTTTTGTTCGCCTGTATTACTGTTTGTGTAGGTTGAGTTTATAACGTCTACACCCTCGTTTACGGCGCGGTGTATGCCGCCGATTCCCCATTTACGGCTTGCAGTTTCCAGCGCGTCGTTAAACTTGTTCATTTGTTCGGTCATGGATTCCCAAAACGATTTTGCACGCTGGTTTAAGCCCTCAAACATAGGGTTTGCCATTTTGCCGACTGATTCCATGAAGTCGCCAAAAGCATTTTTTGCCTGTGTTCCGCTGTCTACCGCGTCAGCTGCAAAGCCCTTGTATTTCTTCGCGATAAGGTCGATTGCGTCGCCGTTCTTGAGCTGTTCGTCGGTAAGGTCTTTAATTTCGGCAATCTGTCGCCCCATAGTTCCAGCCATGCCGCTGTATGTGCTGTTTAGTGTTTCCGCTGCCGTTTTAAGGTCAATATGTTTTGCGGCTGCATAGTCCGCAGCTGCCGCCATGATTTTCATTATTTCGGCTTCGCTTCTGCCTGTGGCCGCAAGCTGTGCCATGATGTCGATTGTTGCTTCGTCGCCGTAGTTGCTTACTTTTTGGATCTCGCCCGCAAAGTCTTTAAGGCGCTCTACGCCCTCGCCGTTTAAATACGGGTTGTTTTCCGCAGCCTTTGAAAGTGCCTTTTCTGCCTTTTCCTGCACCTTGTAGGCTTCGTTTGCTTCTTTGAGTGTTTCAATATATTTCTTTGCAGCCATTACCGCCGCAGTGATAGCAGCCGCAGCAACGCCACCGCTTGACGCTACGCCGCCCAGCTTGCTTGTAAAGCCCGCAGCAGCTCCGCCCGTTTCGTTAAACGCCGTTTTAAGCGCGTTCAAGCCCTTTGTGTCTTTGCCTAAATTGTCTACTTTTCCTTTGACGCTCTTTAAGCCTTTATCAAGGCCGCTTTCGTCAACTTTGGTATTAAATCTAATTTCGCCGTCGTTTGCCATACCTATATAGTCATTTTCCCATAAAAAAAGCCCCGCAATCGTGCAGGGCGTGCTATTTATTCAAGCGTGCTTCAAACGCTGCCAGTGCTTCGTCGTTTTCGTCCGTTTCTATCTGTGGAAGTTCCCAAGCTCTGCGCAGTTTTTCCATTTGCCTTGTGTATGCGTCACGCTTGCCGCTGGTATTCTCATAAAGTCTATACCCGATAATTTCGTTAAGTTTCGTACCGTGTAAGCCCTTAAAAAGCGCTAAAAACTTGTACCAGTGCATATCGCTTTCGATAAGGTCAATACCGTAAAGCTCCATAAATGCCGCGTAGATGTAGTCAGCGTCTACGGTGTAGTCGGTCGCCTTTTCGCTGCTGCCGCTGCCGAACACTTCGGGGCGCGGTAGTAACTGCGGCGGGTTGCAGAATTGCACAAGCGCCATAATTCCGTTTAATCGACTTCGAGGGCGTGCCCCGTTATACATAAAGTCAAAATCAACGGGCGGCGCGTTTTTATCATCAAGTTTCTTTAAGAACTTGAGCCAAAACTTAAACGATGTTTTTACGTAAAATGTGCTGCCGTCCACCTTTACGGTTTCGGGCAGCTTTGCTTCTGATAAGTCCATTATGCAGCAGGGGTAAATGTTCCGTTAGAGAATGTACCCTCTGTGAATGACGGGCTACCGCTTACGATTTCAGCAGCACCGCGCTTGATGTTGTTGAAGCCAAGTTCAAAGTTAATCTGTTCGTTTGTGGTTTCGAGCTGGTTAATTTTTACCAAGCTGTCAATTTTCCAAGCCTTATAAACAGTTTCGCTTTCTGTTTCGCCCTCGGGTGTGTACTCTGCGGTTTCTTGATAGAAAACGATAAGCACGTCGCGGTGAGCGTTTGCGCCTGTAGGCAATTCGTAAAGCATATCGAAAATATGCTGGTAGTCGGGTTCGCCTTTGAACATTGTCAAAGCCTGCGCAAGGTTCGGCTGGTAGCTGTCGATTTCTTCCTCGGGCTGTTCGCTTGAGATAAAATCAAAAGTCTTTACCTGCGGGTTTGTGTTCAAGTCGAACGATGTTGACTTTTTAATCTGTGTCCAAACGGGTGTTGAACTTGTGCCAGTATTCAAGAACGGTACAATTTTGGTCTTTTTAACTAAATCGCCCATAGTCTGTTACTCCTCTAAAAATGTGCATTTAACACTTTCCGCGTAGGTCGTAAAACCTTTTGCGTCAGTGTCGATATACTGCGGCAGGGTTACTGCTTCGCACTCTATCTTTATGTTTTCAGCGCTCAATACTGTTGCGCCGTCCAGTGTATCAACTATCTGTTTGCCGTATTCCCTCGCGTTCGCAGCGTTTTTGCAGCGAGTGTAAAAAGTGAAGTTCCAAGCTACAAGGCGGGTGCCGTCGTTGTAGCGTTCTTCTGCTGCTGGGGTCGGGTCATGCCTAACACAAGCGCCGTCGGCTGCTTCGTCGGGGATAAGGTCGCAATAGATTGTAAAAGGCAGTTGCAGCGTTTCTTCAACGTACGCGCTGATCGCGCTAGCTATTTTTGACTGTATCATTTACAAGTTTCTCCCATTGCTTCACTTTCCGAGCTTTTGCAGCTTCAAACCATTTCGCGCAGGCGTTCGGGTTCGGGTCTTTGCTTCTGTCAAAGTTTACGCCGTAATACTGGGCGCGGGCGTACGGTGTTTTCCATACGACAAGGCCGCTGCCTAACACGGTGTTTATAATTCCCGACTTTTGCAACGTTCCCGTTTTGAGCGGGCAATAGTAGTTACTGTCCGTCAAAACCTGCGCGTCAAGTTTTATCTGCGCTTTATGAATGGCTCCGCTAAACTTTCGTTTTGCAGCTGCGCTGTCAAAGTTCGCGGTCGCCTTAAATGTAATTCCGCCGTTACTATTCAAGCGTTGCCTCCCAGTGGTGCGGGGTGTCGCTCTGCGCAAAGCAAGGCGTAACGCTTCGCACGGTAAAGCTCTTGCCGTCCCATACGATAACGTCGTTTTCCGTTGGCAATACCTGCGCCGTAGGTTCGCCGCTTGTCGTTTCATACGCAGAATTAACCGCGTCAATTACAAGCGTCATTGTGTCGGCTTTGGTTTCGCCCACGTTGCCCCGTACAGTCTGAAAAGTCGCGCCGATTCTCACGCGCTTTAATACTGTTTCTGAAAAAGTCGGGTTTCTGTCGCGGTCAAGGCCTGCGGGCTTTTTAAGCGTGCAGGTATGCACCAGCAGCTTTTTTGCTATAGGTCGCGCCATTAGCAAACCCCCGCGTTATAGTCGTTATACAGTTTTATGATATTGATTTTCTTTTCTGCCGCGCTCTTGGCGTTCAGCTTTACGGCTGCCTGCTGTGCGGTTTTGTCGTAGCTGTATGAATAGCCGTTAATGCTTTCACTTGCCACGCTGCCGCTGTCCTCGGCTGCCGCGCCGCTTGCTTCCTGCTCGGTCAAGTAGTCAATTTCAATCATTCTGCAAACTGCAATGTCTATTCCGTTTTCTTCCCGTTCTTTTACAATGCCGTCAACTACAAGCTGCTTCATAAACATTTTGTTGTCGTCGGCCAGTAAATCAAAAGCACTTTCGGGGACGGCGGAACGTCCAAGAGTTTCGGTATAAAATGTATATGTTACGTTCTCAAACATTGCCGCCCCCGTGCCTTATGCGTCAACCTGTGACACAATGCCCGAGCGTACACCGTCAGCGTCGAACGAATAAAACTCGATTGTGTCGTTTGCCTGTGTAGTAGGCTTGTTTGTGCTGTCGTAAGCTGTCCAGTCGCCCCATGTGTCGCCGTGTTTAATGCGATACTTTGCGCCTGTAGCGTTTGTTCCGAGTGTGATAGTTGCTGTATGTGACGCAATAGCTACGCTACCGTTCAATACGCCGCTATCCATAACAACGGCTGCCGACTTTGTAACAAGGTGGTCGTAAATCTTACGTCCCTGTACAGCGCTTGCGCCGATGTATGTACCCGAACCGCCCAAGTCCTGCACGTGTACGTCTTTCTGCCATTCCTCAACGCGGCAGCACCAGTTCGGGTGTCCGCAGATAAAGTTTGCATGATCGGGCAGTGTTGCGTCCTCAAATACAAGGAAGCCTGCAATACGTCCGACTGCGCCCGACTGCTTTACTTCGTCGCCGAGTGATGAAGCGGCGGTAAACTCGCTTGACTTCAAAACAAGGTTCATAGTGTCGGGATTTACAAGGGCAAAGCGTCCAGTAGCAGGCACTTTGTTCTTTGTCAGCTTTGTTTTTGCGTCTACAAGGCGGTCGTAAATATTCGACTTGCTTGTGGCGCTTGTCTGTCCGATAACAGTAGCCTTGTCGAGAAGTTCTGCTGTTCCGTCCTCGTTAATCTGCATAGCCAAAGAGTAGCCCGCACTGTCAAGGCGGTCTGCCACGATATTGTCGGGTACTGCGTCAGCTTCAAAGCCGTCGATGATTTCATTTACTGCTTTATCCTTTGAAATAGTCAAAGTGATAAATGAACCGCTGGCGTAGCTCTTTGTAGCTCCGCTCTGCTTGTTGTAAGAAGTTACTGTAACTTCTGTGTCACGTACGGGGATTTTTACAGCGCCCGCTTTTGGGTCGCCCTCGTACTTGTTGTTCCAAACATAACCGTTTTTCTGCACAATGTCGTGACGCAGTTTAGCGTCTACAAGTGCGCTGTATCTGTCCTGTGTTGATACTGCCATAGTGTTTTATCTCCTAGTCAATTTTAATGTCGGGATTCATGCGCTTAAATGCGGCCATTACGCCGTTTTCGTCGCCTTTGTTTCCTGCCATTGGTGGCGTTACTGGCGGGGTCGGTTTGTTATCGTCAACGATAATATTTTCCTTGCCGTCTGTAATTTCTTTGAATAAATCTTCAAGGCTTTTGCCTTTTGATTCCGACTTGTTGAGCAAGGCTTCAAGCTGGCTGTTTACAGCTTCGCGTGTAAAGTCGTTCACAAACTTTTTGCCGCTTGTGAAGTCTTTAATTTTTGCCTGTACTTCAATCTTTGCGATTTTTTCGGCGGCTTCTTTCTGTGCCTTTTCCGCTTCAAGTTTGTACTTTTCGACTTCGGCCTTTGTTTGGTCGTAGTCTTTGAACTTTTCAAGCGTTGCGTTTGCTGTTTCCAGCTGTTTTTTAACGTCGTCATAGTCGGCGTATTTTGCTTTTACGCTCTCAATGTCCTTGCCGTTTTCTCTCATAATCTTGTCGATTACGTCGGCTTCAAGTTTCAAACCCTCTAAAAAATCACGTTTCATTTGTCTGTATCTCCCTACGCATTTATTACGGCGTGCCCGCCAAAGGATAGAACGGGTTACGCGCCGTTCACGCTATATACATAGTCATTTTTATATGACGTTGCATACAAAAGAAACGGCGGCAAATACGAGGTGCGGTGTACTGCCGCCGCAAGGGTAAAACCCGTTATTTTTCTGTTACAAAAAGCAGCAAGATTTCGTCGGCTGCTTTAGCTCCGATTCCTACGGCTGCAATAATTGCGCCGTACATTGCAGGCTGAAAAAAAGCCAAAAGGATATTTGCAGCAGTAGCCGCAACGCCAATTAAGCCCGATACAAGCCCGTATGTTTTCTTTGACATTGTTTATGTCCTCCTGCTTATATAGTCATTTCTGTTTTGCGTTCTGCGCTTCCTGTGTGTTCACGATGTAGTTATAGACTTTCTGCCAATACCACCACGGCAAATATATACCGTCCTCTGTGGCCGTGAACGTCTGCCCGTCCTTAATTTCTACCCATACCAGCTCGCCGTTTTTGTCGTACGGGTCGGGCGGGTAGTATTGCGGGGCGGGGTTACTGTCTACCGTTCGCGTAGTTGTGCAGCTGGTCAGCCATAGTGTGCATATCGTCAGTATGATTGCCAGTGTTTGCATTTTCCTTGATTTCTTCGGCGTGCGTGATTGCGTCCGCTGCGTTCTGTGCATTTTCTGCCCCCTCTTTTTTTAAGTCTGCTATGTGCTTTTCATAGCGTTTTCGTTCGGCGTTCAAGTAAGCGCCGCCAATAGCTACAACCGCCATAAATGCGACTGCAAGCCCCGTAATTATCCATGCTGCTATATTCACCTTTTGCCCCCTAGCTTTCGCCTAAAACAATCTATGCAGATGTCGTTTGTTTTCATGCGCCATATAAAATATTGTTGCTGGCACACTTTGCAGGTGTATTTCACTTTGCGCTATCCTCGTAAATCTTTTTCTGCCATACGTTCACGCCCAAGTAACCAAGCGGAACAAAGCAAAGCGGCTGCGCTATGCTCATAAACTCGGTGCGGTTCGCGATTACGATAAAAGACACAAGGCCGATTGCCCATATTGTCACCCACAATTTAGCCGATGTTAGCTTGCTGTGTTTTTTCTCTGTCTTTTCTTCTTCCATGTTTTTTTATTCTCCCTGTTTGCTGTAGATTTCCCGCGTTTTAATTAAGCGGTCTATAAGTTCCGCAACCCAATTACACATACGTTTTTTGAACTCGGGCGTTTTGAAGTCCTCGGCCACGTCAAACGTATAAATCAAGTTGCAAATAGTGTCCTGTTTGTCCTGCACGTAAAGCGTGCTGTTTGTAATGTGATTAAACATGATCCATTCGATAGCTTTGTCGTAGACACGCTCAAGAATGTATTTTGTGAAATAGCCGTTATACTGCGTTGTATCGGCTTTGATTTTTCCCTCAATGCTCATAATGAAGTCGTGCGCCGCTTCAACCTGCCGCCGTATTACTTCGCGTTCGGCTTCTGCTCTGCCTATTCTTACGTGCTTTGTTCTCACTGTTACCGCTCCCGTTTTGACAAGAA